CTAGCGTAAGCACTCACTAGCGTAAGCACTCACTAGCGTAAGCACTCACTAACCTTCGCTCCATTGGACGAGTCCCACTGAACGATGAGTCAGACGGATCTGATGGAGCGAAGACGTGGAGCGAGGAGACATGGGGGGCCCAGGCAGGTTGTGGGGTGGGTGTGGGGTGGTAGAGTGGCCCCACGAGCCCTGCTCTGAGGGTTAAGACACAGAGACACAGAACCGCTATTCCAAAATAAGGTGGCTTTACTTCGGGCGCGAAAGGGCGTATAGTAGGCGCATGGACACAAAAGTCGCGACGCCAACTCCGGAGGAAATCGAGCCTCCTGTCACCCCGTCCATCAATGAGGTCGAAGAGAACCTCAACACTCTTGCTGCCACCCCCAAGCTTCCTGCGTACACCAGATCACGGAATGTCCGTGAACAGTTCCAATTTGCGTTCGAGTTGATCGGCGGGATTCCTCGCCTTGCCCACTGGGCCCATAACAATCCTGACAAGTTCTACTCCCTCTACTCCAAGCTCATCCCTGCCCAAATCACTGGTGAAGGAGGTGGTCCGCTGAAGATCCAACTGAGCTGGCTCAACGGCAGGGATACTTCGGGCAGGAGTCCCGGCGCCGTCGTCGATGTCACCCCAATAGAGGAGCACAAATGAGTAAAGATCGCAATCCCATCGGTCCGATCAATACGGATCCGTCGTTCTTACAGTTCCTGATCCAGGCGCTGCGACAGCATTCTATGTCGCCCCAACCGCCCATGCCTCTCGAAGCGCAGATGCTTGGCCCAATGGGGCAACCTCCCCAGCCTCAATCTCAACCTGCTGCGGGACAACCTCCTCTCGAAGCCGTCCAGCGGTACCAAAAACAACTGAGGCAGATGTAATATGCAAGACCTCATTGATGCTCTTCGTGGATATGTAAGAAACTTACCGATCGCTAATATTGGCGAGGTTACTGTTGACGGGCTAGTGAACGAGCTTAGAAAGATCCCAAAATTTGATTCTAGCCGTGAGGTCAATGACCCAATACTTGAAAACCTGATGGGTGGAGTTACTTTTTGGCATGGAAGCCCCCATAAGTGGCTGAAGCCAAATGCGAGTAAATTTAGATCTGGTGAAGGAGAAATGTCTAAGGGAGAAGGGCTCTACGCTAGTACGGATGAAGCCCTGGCGAGACACTACGCAATGAGTTTACGCGATTCGCCAAAACCTGGGTATCTCTACAAGATGAATTACCCAGATTCTGAATATGAGAAATTCCTTCGCCCTGACAATCCATTTTCTCAGCAGCATCCTTTAGTCCAGAAAGCTCTTCGGGAGATCGATGAAGCATTTGTAAGAAATTCACCTGTCCCCAATCCAGTATCTCCTGAAGAGTTCCTTGGTGGAGCCGAGTTTCATAAAAGAGCCAATTTAGACTATAAAAACTTGTGGCCTTGGATGTCTAAAGCGGAAAGTCGCGTTTCACCTATCGAAGATATCATCGGAGATGAAATGCCAATTGCGCTTTCTAGAGAACTCTCGAAGCGGGGCGTGCGAGGACTGGAATACCTCGATAAACCAGTGTCAATGGATTACGCTCAATTCTACAATAAACCTGTGAGCGTAATTTACCCGGATACGCTCGACATGGTAGATGTCCTCCGTAGGATGGTTGTAAAGTGAAGATTGACCTTCCCTACCAACCTCGAGAGCAATTTATCGATTACCACAACCGTAAGGCGAGGTGGTCGGTGCTAGTCTGCCATCGACGAAGTGGGAAGACCGTGTCTGCCGTCAATGATCTCATAATCGGTAGTCTGGAGTGTCCCCACCCCAGACCTCAGCTGGCTTATGTCGCTCCGAACTATTCCCAAGCCAAGCGTATTGCTTGGGAGTACTTGAAACACTATTCAGAGCCGCTGATTGAACAGATTCATGAATCAGAACTTCGAGTGACGCTGAAGACGAAGGCCAAGATCTACCTGCTCGGCGCTGAGAAGGCCCAGTCACTTCGTGGTATGTACCTCGATGGCGTAATACTCGACGAATATGCGCAAATCAAACCATCTGTGCTGTCTCAGGTGATTCTACCCTGCTTGTCGGATAGACAGGGGTGGGCTACCATCATGGGTACTCCCATGGGTAAGAACCACTTTTACGACATATATAAGCGCGCTAGTAACGATCCGCTTTGGTATAGTAAGATTTTGAAGGCCTCAGATTCGGGAATCATCTCTGAGGACGAGTTGGCCACGATTAAGTCTAATATGGACTTGTCGGACTACCAACAAGAATACGAATGCTCATTCGATGCAGCGCTTCGTGGGGCAATCTACGGGGTTGAGATTGAGAAGGCAGAGCAAGAGCGCAGAATTGGAGAGTTCGCTCTAGATCCTCACCTACCACTCGACGTCATCTGCGATATTGGCTTTGCGGATGACACTGTTCTCATATTCTTCCAGCAGCACAGGGACGGTATTCTCGTCCACGAAGTTTACTCGAACAATGAATTGGAATGGGATCATTACCTTGACCAAATGGATACTCGTTCGATCAGGGATGTCTACCTTCCACACGATGCAAGAGCAAAGAATCTTCAAACTGGACGGTCAATTGTTGAGATGACCATTCGTCGCGGCTACCGTCCCCGCGTAGTACCTGATCACAAACTCCGAGATGGTATTGCAGCAGCTCGCAAGCTTCTTCCATATGTCTATTGGAATCAGAGCCTTTGCTCGCACGCCATCGAAGCAATGAAATCTTATCGGAGGCAGTGGGACGATAAGAAGTCATGCTACTCAGAGAATCCAGTGCATGATTGGACTTCTCACGTGGCAGATGCATTCCGCTATTTAGCGGTGACTTTTCCAAATCTCCCCAAGCCGGCCAAGAAGGTTTCCCTCCCATCTAAGCAGGTTGGCCTTGATTATGCATTTAATCTAGAGGATCTATTCAATGATCCTCGAACCAATCCTGCCCTTCGTAGGGAATTCTAATGGCTGCCGAAACCACGAAAATCGAATCACTCTCTGACCAACTGAAGATTCCGGGAGGAGAATACCAAGTCTGGCTAACTGAAATTGTCGCTGCGGAAAAGGAGCTCGACAAGTTCAAGAGAAATTCCCGCAAAGTAGTGAAGCACTTTCGGGCGAAGACTTCAGAGGTGGACCTTAACTCGTATTCTTCGAGAAGGTTTAACCTGTTCGCCGCGAATACGCAGATCCTTCAGACAAGCCTGCTCAACCAAATTCCTTCTCCCGACGTCAACCGTGAGTTCGACGACACGAACGATGACGTCGCCAGGGTGAGTGGGCTCATTCTCGAGAGGGCGCTGTCGTACCATACTCGTAAGAACATGCAGTTCTTCGACATCCTCAAGCAGGCTGTCCAAGACATGCTCGTTCCTGGGGTCGGAGTTACTTGGCATACCTACAAGGCAGAAATCGAAGAACGAGTGGAAGAACCCAGTGAGGACATGCTGGCAATCGACCCGGCGGCCAAACCCATTGAGTACGAAGAAGTCGTGGGTGAGGAACTCGTGGACGAATACGTCTACTGGGAAGACATGCTATGGTCCCCGTCGCGGGTTTGGGAAGAAGTTCGCTGGGTTGCGCGTAAACTCTACCTTACTCGTGATCAACTTATTAATCAGTTCGGTTCAGCGGGTAAGAAGGTCAGTCTTGATTACTCCCCTAAAAAGACTGATAATTCCATCGAACCTCAGAATAGCGTGTTTCAGCAGGCTGTAGTATATGAAGTCTGGGATCGTACGAAGAAGGAGGTTATTTGGTTGTCAAAGGGCTACGCAAATGTGCTGAGAAAGAAGCCCGACTTCCTCAAGCTGAAGAATTTCTTTCCGTGCCCGAAACCCCTATTCGCAACGATCAGTAATGGCCAACTCATCCCCATTCCTGACTATAACTACGCCAAAGATCAGTACCAAGAACTGAATGAGATAAATACTCGTATCTCCCTGCTCATTAAAGCGTGCCGAGTAGTTGGGGCATACGACAAGGCTCAGGCAACTGACCTTAAAAATATCCTTAGCGGAGCCAGTGAAAACCAAATGGTCCCCGTGGACCAATGGGCGGCCTTTGCTGAAAAGGGAGGAATCAAGGGAGTAATTGACTGGGTTCCTCTTGATCAGATCGTCGCTACCTTGGAGCAACTTTACAAGGGGCGAGAAGATGTTAAGCAACAGATCTACGAAGTTACTGGGATGGCGGACATTATCCGCGGGGCGTCCAAGGCATCGGAGACGCTGGGAGCACAGAAGATCAAGGCACAATATGCTTCCATGCGTATTCAAGATAGGCAGAAGGCTGTAGTCTACTATGTGTCTGAAGTATTCGACATTCAAGGACAGTTGATCAGGAAACACATGGACCAGAGTGAAATTGCTCGTATGTCCCAGGTGCAGTTTCTGAATGAAGATCCTCAGGTTGTTCAGCAGGCCATGGATCTTCTGAAGTCTGAAGATTTCGAACTTCGTTGTCAGGTGGAGTCTGAATCTCTTAGTGATATTGATTTCCAGGCGGAAAAGAATGACCGCATGGAGTTCATGACCACTATTACGAACTACCTGAAGGAAACTGCGGCGTTGATGCAAAATGACCCAACTCTTGGGCCGTTGGCGGCGCAGTTGCTGCAGTTCTCCCTCGCCGGCTTTAAGGTCGGTAAGAAGTTTGAAGGTCAATTGGATAAGACGATTCAGACAATTCTTAAGAATCTGTCTCAACCACGGCCTCCTCAGGGTGATCCTGAACAGCAGAAGGCTCAGGCCGAGATACAGATCATGGAAAAGGAGGCGCAGCTTGATCAGCAAGGCAAGCAGCGTGAACTTCAGCATAAGGGCCAGCTGCAGGCGATGGAACTCAGGGGTCGTCAACAGGAGATGGCCGTTAAGTCCCAGGAACGCCAGCAGGAAGCGGCATATCGTGCCCAACAACGCCAACAGCAATTTGCGATGGACCAGCAAAGAATGGTCCAACAAGCCATGAACCCACAACCTCATGGTACAAGAAATGGCCCGTAGACGGTATATACAACTGCCCAGCGGTCAGTTGGTAGAAGTTACCCCTGATTACCAGACCACTCCTCGTAATTCCGACCATGTCTTATGGAATGATCGGAATTACGACAATATGCGGGCAACGGATGGAACAGACATTTCATCCAGGGCAAAGCATAGAGAGTACATGAAAATCAACGGACTCACGATTGCCGATGACTTCAAGGAGACGTGGAAGAATGCTGCAGAGGAAAGAGCTGCCTATTTCTCAGGTAGAAAGGGTTCGGTAACCAAGGAGGATATCGCAAGAGCAATTCACCAGTTGGAGACTCGTAAAAAATAGTTTTCAACTGGCTTTACTTCCCCCGCGTGAAAGCGTATAGTTACTACAATCAGGAGCAAAAATGCCCAACGATACAGCCACTCTCCGTGAAGACCTCGAAGGAGCGATCCAACAAGTCGAACCAGAAGATTCCACGCTCAGAGGTCCCGAGCAAGAAGGGGGCACGGAAAAATCCCCAAATGGGGAGGCCAACAAACCTCTCGAGGGATCTGCAAGTGACAAACCCGCATCTCCTGCAGCGACTTCTCCAACTACCCCTGATCAGCCTGGAGTAACTCAGAAGGCTACTGAAGGGCAGGCAAAGCCACAGGAAGGGCAGGCAAAGCCCCAGGAAGGGGCTCAGGGACAAGAACTCAAGCCTCCCAGCCAGTGGAAACCACAAGTTCGAGAGAAGTGGAACCAACTCCCTCGCGAAGTCCAAGAAGAGGTTCTTCGGCGTGAGGCTGACAACCTTCGACTAGTTGGGTCAGTAGGTCAGAAGATCAAATTTGCTGATGAGGTGTCTCAGCACCTTCAGCCATTTGCTGACCGGCTGATAGAGAACAACGTCCCTCCCCAAGCATTCGTAGCAGACGTCTTTACCACGGTGAAGACCCTGTCTCAGGGTACTCCTGAAGAAAAGGCGGCTGTTCTAGCAAATATCATCCAGTCGTACGGAATAGACGTGCGCGTACTCGACTCGGTACTTTCAGCCCGATTGAGTGCTCCGCCGCCTAGCCCGGAACTGATGAGAGCGCGTCATGAAGCAGCTGAGGCTCGTGCCCAGCTCGCAATGCAGAACCAAGTAGTAAACCAGGGAATCCGGGGTAAGGTGACGGAAACTCTGGAGAATTTTGCAAATGATCCGAAGAACGAGTTCTTTTACGACGTGAAGGACATGATGGCAGATCTCATGGCCGCCGGACGCGCTTCGACGCTTGAAGATGCGTACCAGGCCTGTATTTGGGCCCATCCCGACACTCGTAAGATCCTCCTTCAGAGAGAAGCGCAGTCGAGAGCGACCTCCAGGTCGCAAAGGGCTGCAGCCGCGCGCAGTGCAAGTTCGGCTATTCATGGCTCGCCTCTTCATTCGAATGCCGCCAATGTGAACCCGAACGCGTCGCTTCGTGAGGACCTCGAGCAGGCTTTCGATGATCACTCAACCTGAAGGAGTAATATATGGCATTCCCGAACGTCAGCGATATCGTCGCGACTACGATCGAAAACCGCAGTCGTAAGATTGCGGACAACGTCACCAAGAACAACGCCGCTCTCGCTCGTCTGAATGAGCGTGGCAACATCCGCACCATCAGCGGCGGCAATACCATCTACGAGGAAGTCTCGTTTGCCGAGAACGGCAACGCGGGGTGGTACTCTGGGTATGATCTCCTGCCCGTTGCGGCGCAGGACGTCATCACGGCGGCGGAATTCTCGCTCAAGCAGCTCGCGTGCCCCATCGTCATGTCCGGTCTGGAGCAACTCCAGAATGCCGGCCGTGAGCAGATGATCGACCTCATGGAATCCAGAATCAATGTGGCTGAGGCCACGATGGCCAACATGATGTCGTCGTCCATCTACTCCGACGGCACCGGTTCTGGCGGTAAGGAACTCACCGGCCTCAATGCGGCGGTTCCGACCAGCCCCACGTCTGGTACCTACGGCGGCATCGATCGCGCCACCTGGTCTTTCTGGCAGTCGAAGAAGTGTGATTCCAACGCCGATATCACCACGCCCGGCGCGATGACTCCTTCGAACATCCAAGAGGCCATGGACAAGCTGTGGGCTCAACTGGTTCGTGGATCCGACCGCCCCGATCTTATCATTCTCGATAACACCTTCTGGTCGATCTACCTGCGTAGCCTTCAGGCTCTGCAGCGATTCACCGGCACCGAGACGGGCAAGCTGGGGTTCCCGACCATCAAGTTCATGGACGCGGATGTCGTACTCGACGGCGGCATTGGCGGTTACTGCCCGTCGAAAACGGGATTTTTCCTCAACACGAAGTACATCAGTCTCCGGCCTCACTCGGCCCGCAACATGGTCCCGCTGTCGCCCAATCGGCGCCACGCGGTCAACCAGGATGCGGAAGTCCAGATTCTGGCCTGGGCAGGGAACCTCACGATGCGGGGTTCTCAGTTCCAAGGTCGTCTGATGGATACCGCCTGATCAACCGACGGGGGCTTGGGCCAGGTCCTAGTTATCTGGCCCCTTTTTCCGAACTTACCAGGAGACAAACATGCCGTTCGCAATTGGAGCAATCGGAGCAAGTATCGGCCGGCCGACGACCGAGCAGGAACACGTGCTCGGTACGAGGGTCAACGGTACAGGTGGTACGGTTTACATCTACGCGCACGCCGATGGAGCGATCTCCGCCGGAGATGCCGTGACGATCGACGCGTCCGGGGAAGTCACCCGGGCCACCATCGCCAATGCAATGGCCGGAAAGCAGATCGGCTTTGCGCAAGTCGCGTTCTCTGACAACCAGTACGGATGGATCGCCATCAGCGGCAATCCTCTCAAGGTCCTGGTCTCGGCTACCTCGACTCTCAACGTGGCGCTGTACATCGGGGCCGTCAGTGGCCACCTTTCGACCACGGCAGGTTCGGCTACCATGTCTGGCGTGGCACTGCAAACGGCGTCCACGACTGCCGCGGTGTCGCTGTTCACGGCCATCGTGAACTGGCCGAAGGTAAGGGCGGACGGCCTGTAATGGACTCCGCTGCACCCTATCCGGTGCTTGGCATAGAGGTAGGAGGGGGAACCCTCCTACCTCTCATGCTTCGTTATGAGAGCTGTGCGGTGAAGGAAGAAGTAGTGGCCAATATTACGGCCACCCTCAAGAGAGGATATTCTTCGCTCATCCCACTGCTTTCAGAGGATCCTATTGGAGAATGCTCCATAGTAGGGTCTGCCCCATCTATAGAGGAATCGTGGCCTCATCTTAAGGGAACTGTGTTTGCGTGCAACGCTGCACATGATTTCCTCATATCCAAGGGAGTGATTCCCACCTACGGTATGTTCTGGGACGCGGACAAGGTTGTATCGACCATGTTCACCCCACATAAAGCAGTCACTTACTTGGTAGCTTCTAGGTGTCATCCCTCCGTCTTTGAGAAGTTGCGGGGATACAAGGTTATAGTTTGGCATCCGTATGCCGAAGAAGATCCAATCTCAGATCTTTTGAAAGAGTACGGTGTGGATGAACCTACTATTTGTGGGGGCAGCGCAGGGGTAACTCGTTGCGCATATCTCTCTGCAGCGATGGGGTACCATACTCAACACTGGTTTGGGTGTGATAGCTCCTACTCGGATGGTAAGAGCCATTACCGACCCAGCGCAGTCAATGAGGAACTGTTTCGCGTATACTGCGGTCATGAATGGTTTGATACCACTCGATGGCTATGCGGACAAATTGAAGATTTCAAGATAATTGGTCCTCTTATGCGGGCCCTTGGGGCAGACATCACTGTCAACGGTCGAGGATTGTTGCCCAAAGTTGCTAAAAACTTGGGATTTAAAGTCAACTTCTTCTACTAGGGGGAGGTATGGAGGCTTTCCTTTGGCCCGTCGCGCTGACTATCATCGGGGCTCTTGTCATGGCACTTGCAAGTGTCATAGCGTGGGTTGGTATCCAGATCAAGTCGGAAATAACGCAGTTGTCACTAGCAGTTCAGCAGACAAACGTCACGCTTGGG